AGTGGATGGAGAGCCACTGCTTCCACGTTAAGGGGCCGCTGGCTCCGCAGCCGTTACGGTTCGAGCCGTGGCAGAAGGCTTTTTTGTCGGCCTTGTATGGCATCGTCGACGAGGACGGAAAACGGCACTTTTGGGAAGCCTTGCTCGTGGTCGGTCGGAAAGACGGCAAAAGTATTTTAGCGTCCGCAATCGCCGATTATGAGCTCAGGAATGGTGGTTACGGATCGGAGATCTACTGCGTGGCTCCTAAGTTGGAGCAGGCGGACATTGTTTACGATACGACCTGGAAGATGATCGAGCTTGATCCGGAATACCAGGCGGAAAAAGAGCGCTGTGACGAGCGTGACGAACATAACCGGAAGGTGAATGACGGTTCGATGCTCCCGAAGATCCGGCGCGGCAGTAAGTCGCAGATCGAGATCGCCGGAATCAATGCTGTGATGAAGCGAGTCGCGTTCCAGGCGAAGACGGCAGATGGATTCAATCCGAGCCTGTGCCTCTGTGATGAGGTGGCAGCGTGGCCCGGTGACCGTGGCCTGAAGATGTACGAGGTGATGAAGTCCGGCATGGGCGCGAGAGCTGGCGAGGCTCTGCTTCTGTCGATGACAACATCCGGTTACGAGAACGACGGCATCTACGACGAGCTGATGAAGCGGTCCACGCGGTTCCTTCTCGGAGACTCAAATGAGAAGCGGCTGCTTCCGGTGATCTACATGATCGACGATCCGGATCAGTGGAACGACATCAATGAGATCCGGAAGAGCATTCCACAGCTCGGGAAGTCGGTCTCGGTCGACTATATCCTTTCCGAGATCGCTGTTGCGGAACAGAGCCTCAGCAAAAAGGCGGAGTTTCTCTGTAAATACTGCTGCATCAAGCAAAACAGCTCGCAAGCCTGGCTTAACACGATGGACGTAGCGAAGTGCTTCAGCGGAAAGCCGCTGCGCTTCGAGGACTTCTCGCGTTGCTATGCGGTCGGCGGCCTCGACTTGTCTCAGACAACGGACCTCACGGCGGCGATCTGCGTGATCGAGAAGGAAGGGAAGCTACATGTTTTTGCCCACTTCTGGATGCCGTCGGAAAAGATCGAAGAGGCAGCGGCGCGTGATGGTGTTCCGTATGGTGCATTCGTGGCGCGAGGCTTCCTGAGTCCATCCGGTGAGAACTTCGTGGATTATCACGATGCGGAAAAGTGGTTCACAGATCTAATTGAGAAATACAAGATTTATCCGCTCAAAGTCGGATATGACAGATACAGCGCGGCGTACCTCGTGCAGGACATGAGTTCCTACGGATTCAACATGGACGACGTTTACCAGGGCGAGAATCTGACGCCGGTCATCAATGAGGTGGATGGCATGATCAGAGACGGGGCCGTCGAATGCGGAGACAACGACCTTCTGAAGATCCACATGCTGAATGCGGCGCTGAAACTAAACAACGAAACGAACAGGAAGAAGCTGGTCAAGCTCGGTCAGCTTCAGAGGATTGACGGAATGGCAGCTTTCCTCGATGCCATGACCGTCCGGCAGAAGTGGCACGCAGAGATCGGCGGTCAACTCCAGAATTTGAAGAGGTGAAAAGAATGAGCTTATTTGACAGAATATTCCGGCCTCGGAAGGTGGTCGCGGATTCTTACTTCCACACGCTGACGGCCTATGAGCCGGTCTTCCATCGATGGCGTGGTGAGATCTATGAGTCAGAACTGGTCCGGGCCGCGATTGATGCGAAAGCCAGACACATCAGCAAGCTGGAAGTGAAGATCCACGGAGCCGCGATGCCGAAGACTCAGACGGTCATGAAAAAGAGGCCGAATCAGTATATGACGTGGAGTCAGTTCCTTTACCGGAGCGCGACGATCCTCGACATGCAGAACACGCTCTTCATAGTTCCGATCATCAACATCGAGAATGATGTGGTCGGCCTGTGGCCTTGTCTTCCGGAGAAATGCAAGGTCTTGGAGAACACGCGGACCGGCAAGGAGTATCTGGAATATGAATTCACGAACCGGCAGAAGGCAGCCGTGGAGCTCGACCGCTGCGGCATCCTGACGAGGTTCCAGTACAAGGACGACCTGTTCGGAGCATCGAATGAAGCGCTCCGGGACACGCTGGATCTCATCTCGATCGAGCGGCAGGGCATTCGCGAAGGTGTGAAGGCAGCGAGCACGTTCCGGTTCTTAGCCAGGGCGACGAACTTCAAAGACCCGGAGGATCTGGCACAGGAGCAGAAGAACTTCACGGCGCGGAATATGAAGGCCGACGCTTCAGGCTTCCTGCTCTTCCCGAATACCTATGATGGAATCCAGCAGGTGCAGAGCAAGCCTTACACGGTGAGCGCGGAGGAACAGGCGCTGATCAAGGAGAATGTGTTTGACTACTTCGGCGTCAACGAGGATGTGATCCAGAACAAGGCCAGCGGCGCTGCGCTCGACGCTCTTTTCGATGGAGCTATTGAACCGTTCGCGATCCAGCTTGAACAGGTTCTGACACAGATGCTCTTCTCGGATCTGGAACAGGGCCACGGTGCGAAGGTGGAAGTGATTGCCAATAAGCTCCAGTACATGAGCACGTCCGACAAGATCAGCTTCGTCGGAGCCATGATGGACAGAGGCGTGATCACGATCAATGAGGCGCGAACGCTTTTGAACTTCACGGAACTGCCGCCGGAGCTTGGCGATCTGATTCCAATCCGTGGCGAGTATTACTATCTCGGAGACAAAAAGCAGACAGAACCGGAGCCGGAGCCGGAACAGACAGAACCGGCGGCACCGTCTGAAAATAACGACCCGGAACAACCGGAGGAAGGAGAAGAAAATGGCAATCAAGCCTGATCGGGAATACCGACTGATCCAGCTCCCGGACATGCAGTTCCGGGCGCTTGAAGATGAGGATTTCATCGTCGAAGGTTATGCGACCACATGGGACGATCCGTACACGCTTTTTGAGTATGACGGAATCAAGTACATGGAGCAGATCGATCGGAACGCGCTCAACAGCGCCAACATGGACGACGTGATTTTCCTCTACAACCACGAGGGCATGGTTTTCGCTCGCCAGTCGAACGGAACGCTTCAGCTCTCGATCAATGATCGCGGATTATACATCCGGGCCGACCTCTCGTCGACAGAGGCGAGCCGCCAGATGTATGAATCTATAAAGGCCGGACTTGTGACGCAGATGTCGTGGGCGTTCACCGTCGAAGAGGACAGCTACAACGAGAAGACACACACTCGGAGCATCCTGAAGGTGAATAAAGTCTATGACGTCAGCGCCGTGAGCATTCCGGCGAATCCGAATACTGACATAAGCGCGAGATCCTACTGGGACGGAGTGATCGAAGAGGAGCGCCGGAGAGAGCGCGTTCGTGCCGAGAAGGTGGCGGAGATCAAAGAGCTTTTGAAAGGAGCAACAGAATGAACATCGAAGAGATGAAGCTGGACGACATCCAGGCGCGGAAAGCTGAGATCGTCGCACGGAGAGATGCAATGACGGCAGAGCTCGAAGCAGCGGAAGACGCAGCGCTGGATGCTCTGAAAGAAGAAGCACAGCAGCTCAACGAAGAAGAGCGCCAGCTCAACGAACGCGAGGCTGCCATCATGAAAGCCGCTGAAGAACGGCAGAAAGAGATCGCTGAAGTCCTTGAGACCGGCGAAGTAAAACATGAATTTGAAGGGAGAAAAGAAATGTCCAATCTCGAAGTAAGAAAGTCCCACGAGTACAACGTGGCATACGCTGAATACATCAAGACCGGCAACGACGCAGAGTGCAGAGCACTTCTGACCGAGAATGTTTCCGGCACTGTGCCGGTGGCTGAGTACGTCGAAGGCCGCGTCCGTACCGCTTGGGAGCGCGACGGCATCACCAGCCGTGTCCGCAAGACCTTCCTGAAGGGGAATGTCAAGGTCGGTTACGAAATCTCTGCAACCGGCGCTGTTGTCCACACCGAGGCCGCTAATTCGGCAGTAACCGAAGAGCAGCTCGTTCTCGGAATTGTCAACCTGGTTCCTCAGTCCATCAAGAAGTGGATCTCGATCTCTGATGAGGTTTATGATCTCACCGGTGAAGAGTTTCTGGACTACATCTACGACGAACTGACCTATCAGATCGCGAAGAAGCTGGCAGATGCCATCATCGCTGACATCGAGGCTTGCGGCACTGTTTCGACCGGCGCTCTTCCGGCGGTTTCGAAGCTCGTTGCTACCACGATCACTGTCGGCCTTGCTGATCAGGCGCTCGCTCTTCTGTCTGACGAAGCCGCGAACCCGGTCATCATGATGAACAAGCAGACCTGGGGCCTCTTCAAGGCGGCTCAGGCGGCTAACGGCTACAACTACGATCCGTTCGCTGGCCTTCCGGTTGTGTTCAACAACAGCATCGCTGCGTTCTCCGCTGCCACGACTGGCGTGACCTACGCAATCGTCGGCGACCTTGGAATCGGCGCTCAGGCGAACTTCCCGAACGGTCAGGAAATCGAGATCAAGTTCGATGACAAGACCAAGATGGAGTACGACCTTGTCCGCATCCTCGGCAGAGACTTCGTCGGTCACGGTGTCGTTGCGCCTTACGCATTCGCTAAGATCACGAAGTAATTAAAGATCTTCAGGAGGTCAAAATGAAAGTATTCATTGCTGTGCCATCAATGGACACGCTCCCGGCGCTGTTCTGTCAGTCGCTCGCGCTGTTGCAGAGAGCCGGAGACACACAGATCGGATTCGAAGTCGGATCTCTTGTCTATAATGCCAGGAACAATCTGGCGCGGCAGGCGATCAAGGCCGAGGCCGACTGGGTGCTCTGGCTGGACAGCGACATGGTATTCGCGCCGGACACGCTGATCCGGATGCTGGATGTCTGTCAGAAGAACAACATCGATTTTCTGACGGCCATCTGCTTCCGGAGAAAGCCACCATACACGCCGTGCCTTTTCGATCGGCTGGACAAGGTGGAAAAAGGTGCGAGCTACACGGCGCTGATGTCTGTTCCGGACGGCCTGTTCCAGGTCGGAGGATGCGGATTCG